ATGGCAGGCATAGTCGCCCTTGATGGATAGGCCAACGCCGACATCGACCGCTTCGCTTTCAGCGATGCCGCCGCAAGCGGGGCACTTCATGAATTGCTCACCGTAATTCATTTCAACCCCCAGCTTTCACTAGCCTTCCCCCGGAAAGCTGCGACGTTTGCACCCGGCGCATAATGATCGAGCGCGGACTTATACGATACACTCCCGGCCTTCTTTGTCAGCGTCAGCTTACGCCCGCCGATCAACGCGTCCCTTGAGCCCGCCAGCACCACCATCTCCGCTAGAAGGTCTTTCTTCCTCTCTTCTGCCAGCGAAATAGCCTCCGATAGCTGGTCGTATTCAGCCACCATCTTCGCGGCGTCGGGGGTGTCTATGACGATGCGTAGCGGCGCCAAATGCTCTTCTGGATTGGCGATAGCATCTTGCAGCTCCGCCCAAAATTGCCGCAGACGCGGTACGTTCTCATTGCACCACGCTTGGTCGAGCTTCACCATGTCTAGCCGGTGGCCGTGCGATGTCCACTGCCACAGGTGGCCCCATTTGCGCCCCGTGGCCAGCATCTCGATCTGCATCTGCGCATAGTAATGCGGCTGCTCATCAAGCGTCTTGAAGTCCGGTGTTTCCTTCTTACGCTTGCCCCACGGCGTCTTGATTTCCAGAATACCGTCGTCGTCAATCAGCCCGTCAGGGCTGGCACCCGACCATTCGCCCAGCGGAAAGAAACCGCACGGCTGCACCGTGTTGCCGGTTTCCATTTCGTATTCCCACAGCGCACCTTCCTCGTAGTGACGCCCGTGGGCGAGAATGGTGTTTTCCAGAAAGTCGGCGTTTTCGCGTTCCGCACCAAGGGCATCGCGCACCAACATGCGCAGCGCTTGCTCGCGCGTCATGTTGGGAGACGCACCCAGCACGGCCCCCGCTACGGAGCCGGTGACGCGGCCTATCCTCTGCTGGTGCCATTCGGGGGAGCGTTGGGGGGCGGTCATTCCTCTTCCTCGATAAAGAGGCTGGCAATCTGTTCGGCATAGCGTTCGATGGTTTCACCATCGCCTCCACCTGCACAAATTAGTTCCCAAAGCTTATCTGAAACAGCTTCAACGGCTTCATCGTAAGTCATCTTCTCTCTCCACTTCTCATCCTCGCCCCGGCTTGTGGCCGGGGTCCGGTCAGGGGTGGTCAGAAGGGAACGTCGTCATCCAAATCATCCGCCACGAATGCCGGGGCCTTCTTCTTCGCCGCTACCGGCCCCGGAGATACCTCTGCCGTCTTGGGCCGCGCGGTCATCAACCAGTTGCCACCGGGCGTCTTGCCGCCTGCGCCGTCGTCCTTGTCCCACACGCCCAGTGTTGCCACGAACTGTGCACCGATCAGCGCCATGGAAAGCTGTTCATTGGTGGGTCGCGCCGCCAGCTTCGCCAGCCGCCCCTTGGCGTTCGCATCGATCGCCATCAGCATCAGTTTGTGCTTGTCGCGCTTGGCAATCTGCTTGTCATGACCGGTCGTGCCGGGGTCGAGGTCATCAATCCACAGCTTGAAGAACAGAACGCGGTTGGCGTAGCCTTCCGGCTTCATCACGCGAACCTTGAGATTCACGAACTCTTCCGACTTCTGATAGGCTTCCTTCCAAGCCGCGTCCTCTACGACAACCAGAACACTTGTGCCCTTGGGAATGACTTCGAAGTCACCTCCGCCCGCGCTGTATTCCTTTTCGCCGCTGGCTGCCGATGCGCCGTCGCTCAGGTTCCAGAATGACATTATGCTTCTTCCTCTTCATTGATGCTGTCGGGGGTGGTGTCTTGCGCAACAGGAATTGCAGACAAATACGGCGCAAGCGGGTTCTCGCCCTTCACCACGTCCAAATCTTCGGTGATGCCGTAGCGGTTTTTCGACGCCATAGCGGGCGTCAAGTAAGTCACCAGCACGCGGTCGCCGGTGGTCATTGCACGTCCCGGCTTGGCGGCACGGTCGCTCTTCGCCTCCACGGCTCCCCGCACGATGCGCTCCTGTTTCAGGAACCCCACAAGGTCCACGCTGTCGAGGTATGGGGCCATCGACTTCTTCGGCAGACGCAGCGAATAGGACGAATATGGATCACTGTCGGGCGGTGATACGTCCACGATTTCGGCGTGCGCCAGGAAAATGATGTTCATCCCCTTCTGCTTGCGCAGCATCTCTGCCGCCTTGCGAACGCGCATGTGCATCGCCGACACCATGCTTGCACCGTTCCCATAGCCGCCGTGGCTCTGGTTCAAACCGCGCGCGTTCGGGTCTGCTGCTAACACATCCTGCGTGAACAGGATGTCGAGGCCGGTGGCCGTGTCAAACGCCAGCGTCTTGTACGGATGCTCTTCGCGCAGCAGCGCTTTCAGCGCATCCCACAATTCCGCCGCCGTCTCGATTTCCAGAGTCGTGGGCGTCTGTTCCGGCGGAATGTCGTGGGGTGGTTTCTCGCCCTGCGTGCGGATCATGAACACATCGGGGAAGGTACATGCAAGACTGGTCTTGCCGGTCCCCTGTACGCCGACGATAGTGCCGACGAATGGTTCGGCCTCCGGTTTGGAGGCGCGCGATAAGATTGACATTGACTTCCTTTCTTCCTTGCACCTTGACAATCGCGCGTCGAAGTTGGATTGTCAACCCAGCTTTTTAAAGAAAGGTTTATCGGTGAAGAAACAGGAGGCAATCAATGCGTTCGGCAGCGTGCGAAAGTTGGCGGAAGCGATTGGCATTACCGAGCAAGCGGTACACCAGTGGGGCGACATGGTGCCGGAGTTGCGAGCCTATCAGATCAAGGCAGTCCTAGCGGAGCGGGCAGCATGAGAGGCCATGACTTCGCCGCCATCAAGCAGACATACCCGCTGGAAGAGGTGATCGGCAGCGCGGTGAAGCTGCGCAAGAACGGTGGATGGAACTCGGGACTATGCCCATTCCATCACGAAAAAAGCCCGTCGCTGAAATTCAAGGATGGCGACGAATACTGGCATTGCTTCGGATGTGGCGCTAGTGGCGACGTGATAGATTTCGTGTCTAAAATAGATCACATTACGACCACCGAGGCAGTCGCAAAGTTGACCGGCGGACAGTCGGTGACGCTCTCCGATGCCGACCGCTTGAAGCGTGAGCAATGGCTGGCGGAACAGGAGCGTCAGCAAGCTGAGCAGCGGCGCATTGCCATCCAGAATGCTGAACGGCGATGGGAGCGCGCTACCGATATCGACGGCGCAAACGCCTATCTCGACCGCAAGCAGATTGCGCCATGGGGCGCCAAGGCAGAGGGGGAAAATCTGCTGGTTCCCATGTGGGACAAGGATGGAGAAATCATCAATGTGCAGGTGATCCCACCCAGAGATGGTGGCACCAAGCTTTTTCAAGCAAACTGCCCCACAGTAGGCGCGCGCTTCTATATCGGTCTTGGCTTTGGCAAGATTATCATCTGCGAAGGATATGCCACAGGCGCGTCCATTTTCGAGGCCACCGCCGACAAGGTATGTGTGGCGTTCAGCCAAGGGCAGATCGGCAATATCGCTCGCGAAATGATCGCCAACGGCCTGTCGGTCATCATTGCCGCCGATCGCAAGGCGCTGGATGCAATGCAGCGGCTTGGCGCAGAACTGGACGTGCCGGTGATCGTGCCCCCGGTGCTGGAAAAAGGAGACGACTTCAACGATCAGATGATCGAGCAGGGCGTGGAGGCGGTAGCAGCTACTTTCCGGCAAGGGCTTATTGATTACGCCAATCGGCCTGCGCCGCCCCCTGCTGCGCCTCCATGTGCCATATCCTTCGTGGATGCGATGGATTTCACCGAAGCCGATATTCCTGTGCGTCCATGGATCGTTCCCGGCGCCTTGTTGGCAGGATCGACGCATATCCTCGCGGCTCCAGGCGGCACCGGCAAGTCGGTGTTTACGCTGCAAATGGCGCTGATGCTGGCGTCGGGAAAGCCATGGGCAAAGTGGCGCCCAAAGAAGAAATGCCGCGTGCTGGTCATCAATGCGGAGGATGATATCCACGAACAACGCCGTCGTATGGTGGCGGCTCAGACGGTTATGGGCTTCACGGCAGAACGCGGCATGGTGATGCTGGCGGACACGCCCGACAATATCCTGATGTCCAGTGCTGACCCCGTGAAAAAGTCGCTGATTGCCACGCCTTTGGTCAACCAGCTGGTCGACGTAATCCGTCATTATCAGATTGACGTGGTGATAGTGGACCCGTTCGCCGAGACGTTCGACGGCGACGAAAACAGCAACGGCGATACCAAGTGGGCCATGAAGATATGGCGCGACCAGATCGCCCGCCCTACCGGCTGCGCCGTCTATCTGGTCCACCACACCACCAAGGGTTCGGAGGACAAGGCCGGTAGTGCCGACGCTATTCGAGGTGGCGGAGCGATCGTCAATTCGGCGCGATTGGCGGCGACGCTTTTTGTGATGACCAAGGGCGAGGCATCGCCGCTCAATGTCAAGGAAGAAGACCGTTTTCGCTACGTGCGGTACGACGATGCCAAGTCGAATAACTCTCTGGTGGGCGGAAGGTCGTGGTTCGAGAAGGTTTCCGTACGCCTACAGAACGGACCTGTAGGCGATAGTGAGGGCGGTGATGAGGTCGGGGCGCTGCGGCCATGGACCCCGAACGGACTGGGTGCCTACGAGCCTGAGCGTATCATGGCGCTGCTGTCAGCGGTGGACACCGGATATATCGATGAGGATGGCGTGGTGACGGATATGCCGTTCGGACGTACCAATTCCGGCGGCTCTAAGCGGTGGATCGGTCACCTTGTCGCAGACATGATGGCGTTGGAAGAGGACGAGGGAAGACGGCTTACCGGGCTGCTGATAGAGGCCAAGCTGCTAACCGAATATGAGTTCCACGATGGCCTCAAGGGTCGCGCTGCCAAGGGTTTGAAGGCCGATTTGGAGGCTGCAAAAGCCGCTTTGGGGCTTACCCCAAACGGGTAAAATTCTTGGGGGTCTGTTTGGATTCTTGGATTTAAAAATGGCGGAAAACCGCCAATCCCCAAATCCCCAAATACCTCCCCCCTAAAGGGGGGGGAGGTAGTTTGGGGAATAATTTGGGGAGGCTGGCTGGTTTTCCAGATGGGGATTGGGGATACATGGGATGCTAATAGCGCTTGACGACAAGCGGCGTGGCGCTTATGTGGGTGGGGAAGGAGATGTGTGATGGAACGGTATTTTGGAGGGTTTGCTGAGAAAGGGTGGCGCGAAGGTTCCGAACCGGGCTGGGGTCGCGTCAAGGAAGAGTTCGACATTGATATGCCCGAGCCGGAAGAGGTGATTTTCGCAGCGTACGACGAGGGTAACTACGAAGGCTCAGCCGATGTCGTCTATCGTCAGGGTGATACCTTTTTCTACGCTTCCGGTAATCATTGCTCGTGCTTCGGTCTGGAGAACCAGTGGGCGCCAGAGCCGTACAAGCGCGAGACGCTAGCAGCCGCTTTGGAGCGGGGTTGGATGGATGACGATCGTCGTAAGCTGATCTTGGAGCGCATCGCATGAGCCGCACCATCGCAGACGCATCACGCGATTATCGCAATCGGCGGAAGGAACGAATGGAGCGGTATGAGCGCGCTCTCAACGATATTGTCGCTCTGTATCATGAGACATGCGACAAGATGTGCACGCCCAAAGATGCGGTCGTTCAAATGAACGACATCGCCGATAAGGCGCTAAATCCAGATTGGTAATGTTCGCCCATCCCGGAGCTTTGTGATGATCGCTCAGACGGGATGGGCTGGCCCTTAACGAAGGAGACAGGGTTGTGGGTATGGATAGCATGGATCAGGGTGGGATCAAGTGGGGGGCGGAGATTGCCGTCAGCAATTGCAAGCCGGATTGGGTGGTTCAGGATGATACACCTGTTTGGTGGCAGGATGAGAGGGGCCAGAGCAATGTCTCTACCACTGCGCGGCTTTTCTGGCAGCAGAGTGGCGGCGATCTAATAAAGATCAAGCTCCCCGCCAATCATTCCCACTATCAGAAGCAGGCGCAGCAGGAGGTTGCGATCGACCCGGCGCTGGTTGAGCGGATGCGATTGCTGTTGGTGGATGTAGCGGGCCTTCATGGCCAGATGCATCAGTACCAAACCCGAGCAAAAGACATCCTCAAGGCACTGGAGCCGGTGGACCCTGATGAGGAGGCTGCCGCCACGATGGCGGATGAGTGGCGCCAGAATAGCTCTTCGCTAAAAGAAACTATTCTTGCCGCCATCCGTCGCGGTCGCGCGCTGGAAAGGGGGGAGTGATGCAGTGGCGTGTCAAGCAGCCGCATGGCCAAGAACTGTACTACGTCGAGCGCTTGGACTGGTGGTTCCCATTTTGGCGGTACATCAAGGTCTTTGGCTCCATGGAGGCGGCTTGCAATTTCATTGAGGACGGAGGCAAGGAACGCTTCCACATCTGGAGGCCGCGATGACCCCCTGGAAATGGTTCAACCAGGGCTTCTTCAACGGCCTAGGAAGGGGCTTGTCATGGCGGCTGCTTCGGGGCATATTTGGTAAATGACTGCTGGCCGTCCTTCGACCTACGATCCTGCATATTGCGAGCGCGTCCGTGAACTTGGTGACACGGGCGCGTCCGTCGTTCAGATGGCGGTAGAAATTGGCTGCTCGCGTAACACGCTTGAGACGGTTTGGCCTGCTGCGCACCCTGAATTTTTGGAAGCCATGGAAGATGCGCGGATGCGCTCCCAGGTTTGGTGGGAAAAGAAGGGGCAGGACAACCTTGCAACGCAGGGCTTTCAGTCTTCGATGTGGTCGCGTTCCATGGCAGCGCGCTTCCCGAATGATTGGCGTGAGAAGTCAGAAGTAAAGCAAACCCTCGACCTCACTGAGGAAGCCGCCGCATGGCTGGGTCACAAGTCCTAACACTTGCGGCGCGCCGCTGGCCTAACAAGCGCGCCCGACTTGCTGACGGTTTCTACAGCATCAAAGACAAAACCGGAGCCACCGTTCCCTTTCGGATGAACGAAGATCAGGCGCGGTTCATTGATGAGCGTCACGGAATGGACGTGGTGCTTAAGGCGCGTCAGAAGGGATTTACGACTGTCATTCAGCTAGACATGCTGGATGATTGTCTATTCATTCCTAATACCGCTGCCGGTGTCATCGCGCACAACCTGAACGACGCCAAGGCGTTCTTCGCGGACAAGATCAAGTTCGCGTACGACAAACTGCCGGTGGAGTTTCGCGCTGTCGTGTCAGCTGAGCAGGATGCAGCGGACAGCATGAAGTTCAGCAACGGGTCAAGCATCCGCGTCGGCACGTCGTTGCGATCGGGCACGCTCCAACGGCTTCATGTGTCGGAATATGGCAAGCTGTGCGCAAAGTACCCTGAGAAGGCCAGGGAGGTGCGTTCAGGCGCGTTTAACACGGTTCAGGCAGGACAGCGCATCACGGTTGAAAGCACGGCTGAGGGGCAGGCTGGGCACTTCTACGACCTGACGCAGAAGGCGCAGCAGAAAGCGGATGCTGGCACGGCGTTGACCGCGTTGGATTTCAAGTTCCACTTCGCGCCTTGGTGGACCTCCGACGAATACCAGTTGCATGAGGACGTGACGATCACGACCGAAATGGCGGCGTATTTCGAGGACCTCGCCGCTAAGCACGCTATCAACCTCACCGACGCGCAAAAGGCGTGGTACGTGAAGAAGGAAGAGCAGCAGGGCGACGACATGAAGCGGGAGTATCCGTCGACCCCGCAAGAGGCGTTCGAGGCCAGTATTGAAGGCGCGTACTTCGCAACGGAGATGCGTCGGGTTCGCAAGGAAGGTCGTATCTGCCGTATCCCGATCATGGACGCGCCGGTTTATACGACGTGGGACCTGGGCCTGAACGACAGCATGACGATCACGTTCTGGCAGGATCATGGGTTCGAGCGGCGCGCGATCGACTATTACGAGAACAGCGGCGAGGGCTTTGCGCACTACGCGGCGGTGCTGAACCGCAAGGGATACAACTACAGCCGCCATTACATGCCGCACGATGCTGACCAACGCTCGCTGACCGATGTAGCCGAGCCGCGCCGGCTGCACGCTGAGCGCACTGGTATCAAGCCTATCGAAGTGCTGACACGGATCGAAACCGAACAGGCGGGAATTGATGCTAGTCGTTCGTTCCTGTCACAGGTGTGGTTCGATGAGGTTCGCTGCGCACGGTTGATTGCCTGCATGGACAATTACCGCAAAGCGTGGGATGACAAGCTAGGGCAGTTCAAGTCATACGCATTGCATGATGAGTTCAGCCACGGCTATAAGAGCTTCGAAAGCGCGGCTATTCGTCCAACCAGCAGCGGCAACGGCAAGATTGATCTTAGTCGGTTGAAACGAGGGATTGTTTGATGGCAACTGCGTACGATCCCGAACTGATGGCCGTAAACGCCTGGGAGCCAGAACCCACGGCGGAAGAGCGTATTACGGAAGAGGAACTGGTCGACGCGCTAACCCGTGAAGCGGATGCGGCTAATTCGGAATGGGATCGATTGCGCGGGCTACAGGACTTGGCGCGGGATTATTACGAGGCGCGTCCGTTCGGCAATGAGGTGGATGGGCGTAGCCAGATCATCCTGCCCGACGTGCAAGAGACGATCGATTACATGGTCCCGTCCGTGCTGCGGACTTTCATTAGCGGCGATCGTGTCGTAGAGTTCGAAGCTACCGATGAAGCCGACGAAGCCATGGCGGATGAGGCTACGGCGGCGATCGGCTACAGCTTCATGCGCGATCAGGATGGCTATCGTGTGCTGCACGACTGGCTGACTTGCGGCCTGATGGAACGCTACGGCGTCACCAAGGCGATGATGGTGGACGAAGAGCGTATCCGCCGGGAGCGCGTTACCATCACCGATCCTGTCGAGCTTGAGGGATTTGAGGGCGAAATCGAGGACGCCATGCCGAACGAGGACGGCAGTTATACGCTGTCGTTGAAGGCTGAGACGCGCATCAAGCGCTTTGTAGCGGAAGCCGTGCCGGCGGAAGAGTTTCGTTATTCGGCGCGTGCGCGGCATGAGGACGAAGCCGACTATTTGGCGCATTGTCCGATCAAGACGCGTTCGGAACTGGTGGACATGGGGTTCGATCGTGAGCAAGTGTACTCGCTGCCAGTTTATTCCCGGCTGCCCGATGGGCGAAACGACGACCGCTACGATCCTGATCCCGAAAGCACCGCCGCCCTCCAGCAAGTACAGCTTTGGGAAGAATACGCCCGCATCGACATTGACGGTGACGGGATAGCCGAGCGCGTCAAAGTGTTCCGCGTGGATCGTGAAATCCTGCGCTGGCAGGATGGTGAACTTGCAATCGAGACGGTCGACGAACAGCCCTTCTCCGTGTTTTGCCCGTTCCCGCGCCCGCACCGGCTGGTGGGTTACTCGCTCGCCGATAAGGTGATGGATATCCAGTTGGCGCGGTCCACGATTGCCCGTCAGTTGTTGGACGGCATGTACAACGCCAACATGCCGCGTCCTGTCGTGTCGGAGCGGGGCTCGAACGAGAATACGATCGACGATTTGCTGTCGCCCATTCCCGGCGCCCCGATCCGCGTTGCTGATGCTAGCGCGATCGTGCCGTACACAACGACCTTTGATATCGGACAGTCGCTAACCGTCATGGAATGGATGACGGGGGAGCGTGAGTCGCGGACCGGCATCACCCGCCTGAACCAGGGGCTTGACGCCGACGCGCTCAATAAGACCGCCAGCGGAACCGCCATGATGCAGGCACAGGGGCAGCAGCAGGAAGAATACATCGCCCGCAACTTTGCAGAGGCGTTGTCCCGGCTGTTCGCCAAGACCTATCGCCTGCGCCGCCGTGAAGGCGAGCCGTTCAAGATCAAGGTGGACGGCAAGTACAAGACCGTGGACCCCGCGCAGTGGCCGGAGGACGTGAACGTCACCATCCGCGTTGGTCTGGGTACGGGTAGCAAGGATAAGCGCATTCAGGCGCGCATGATGCTGGCGCCGTTGCTGGCGGAGGGCGCCGCCACGGGCAAGGTCACCGACAAGCACCTGTTCAACGCGATGGACGGACTGGTGCGCGATTTGAGTATCGGTCAGGGTGATGATTTCTGGAAAGACCCGGATGCGCCAGTTGACCCGAACCAGCCGCAGGAACAGGAACAGCCCGATCCTGAAATGCTCGCCACGCAGGCAGAGCAGCAGCGGGAACAGGCCAAGCTACAGTTCGAGCAGGAAAAGGCCGCAGCGCAGTTGCAGTTGCAGCGTGAGAAGGATGCAGCGGCTATTGAGGCACAGCGTGAACGGCACATGCTGGAGATGGAGCAGTCGCGCGAACGTGCCGCGCTACAGTTGCAGCTTGACCGCGACCGGGCAGCGGCGGAGGCTGACATTGCTATCTATCGCATTGACCGTGAGGCGGAGGTAAAGCGTTACGCTGCCGATCGTCATGCGGATAGTGGCGGGGGGATTGGTTCGAACCGCGAAGGTGGGGATTTGGATAAGTGACCCTAGCAGACCGCATCGCAGCCTATTTCGGCTATACCCGCACCGTCGCCCGCCCTCTTGAGCGCATCGCCAACGGCACGGACGCAATCGCGCGTGGTCAGCGGTGGGAGGCTTTCGCAGAGGAAGAAGGCGGGCTGTATGACATGATTGCTTCTCTGCGCCGCGATTACTTCACGAAGGTAGGCCAACTTAGCCCCGGCGATACGGATAAACTGTTGGCGCTGGGCATGGCTGACAAGATCGTGCAGGAAATCGAACGTAAGGTGCAATCTGTAATTGAAACCGGGCGTATTCGTGCTAATGATAAACAGCACACGTCTAAGATTGCCGGCATTCGGGGATAAATAATGGCATTCGGAACGGACACTATCGACGACATGGACAGCGCAGCAGCTGCCATCGGCGAGCTTAATCTAGGCGCGGATGACGATATCCGGCGCATTGAAGGCGATCAGGACGCTGACGACAGTGATGATGACGCCGATGAAGAAGATCAGGACCAGGGCGAGGGCGACCTTGAACTGGAAGATGATGAGGATGGTGACAGCGACGAACCGGCAAAGCCGGCCATTGACGCTCCCGCCAGCCTGACGGCAGAGGAAAAGGCCGCGTTTGCTGACTTGGACCCAAAGTCCCAGAAGTACGTAGCCGATCTGGAGGCGCGCCGCGCCGTACAGGTACAGACTGCCACCACGAAGGCTAGCGAGGCCCAGCGAGCGGCAGAAGTCGCAGCAGCCCGCGCCGACGCACAAGCACGGGCGCAGTATGCCCAGCAGGTAAAGGCATTTGCGGATGCGTATGCACCGCAGGCGCCCGACCCGACGCTGGCGCAGACCAACCCGGCACTCTGGATTGCCCAGAACGCGCAATACGAGGCAGCGAAAGCCCAGCACAGCGAGCTTGTGCAGCAGGTCGATGCCTTGGGTCAGGAAGCGCAGCAGCAGTTGAGCGAAGCAGAAGTCGCCCAGCGTGATCGCGAGTTGATGGACATTCCCGAAGTTGCCAATGAAGCAACGCGGGATGAGTTCTTCGCCAAAGCGATCGGCGAGGGCCAGAAGCTGGGGCTGGACATGGCCAATATCGGTCATGCCACCGCAGCCGAACTGAAGGCATTGCGCGAGATTGCTACACTGCGTGAGAAAGCCGCCAAGTATGACGACGCCCTAGGCCGTCAGATGCAGCGTGTTCGTGAAGGCAAGAAGACCCGTACCGCCAAGCCCAACGCCGCCCAGCCTAGCAGCGGCCACAAGCAGGGTTACGGGGATGCGCGGAAGAGACTGTCGCAGAGCGGCGATATCAAGGACGCTGCGGCTGCACTGGCTCGCCTCTGAAACCAACGGATTAGCCAACGTCGTGAGACAGTAGGCGATCCCTTCGATGGATATTCACCATGGCAGTACCTAGCAATACCATTCAGACGATGACCCGTGTGGGCAATCGTGAAGACCTGTCGGACATCATCTCGAACATCAGCCCGACCGAAACTCCGTTCGTTACCGCGATCGGTCGTGAAACGGCGTCGGCGGTGTATCATGAGTGGCAGACTGACGCGCTGGTCTCGGCCAATGCGCAGAACAAGGCCATTCAGGGCGATGACCTGAGCAACGAAAACCGCCCGTCGACCACCCGTTTGGGTAACTACACCCAGATTTTCACCAAGGTGGTGGGCACCTCGACCACGCAGCAGGCCGTGCGTTCGGCAGGCCGCTCGAACGAGCATTCGTACCAGCTTGCCAAGGCGGGCAAGGAATGGAAGCGCGATCGTGAAGCCCGCTATACCGGCAACTTCGCGGCGGTTCCGCCTGCGGCGGGTACGGCTGGTGAAAGCGCTGGCGCTCTGGCGTTCATGCGTACCAATGCCTCGCGTGGCACTGGTGGCGTCAATCCGACGCTTTCGGGCGTCACCACCGGCTATCCGAACGCAGCGGCTACCAACGGCACGCAGCGGGCGTTTACCGAAGCGCTGTTGAAGGCCGGTATTGCGGCGGCGTGGAACGCTGGTGGCGAACCCACGCTGGTCATCATGTCGCTGGCACAGAAGCAGACGGCGGCGACGTTCTCCGGTCTGGCGCAGCAGCGTCGTGAAGCAGGCAACAAGCGCCTGACGATCGTGGCGGGCGCCGACATCTACGTGTCGGACGTGGGCGAACTCCAGTTCGTGCCGGATCGGTTCAGTTCGGCCCGTGATGCGCTTATCATCGATCCCGAAATGTGGGCGATTGCCACGCTTGACCCGCTCCAGAAGCGCAAGCTGGCGACGACCGGCCTTGCGGATCGTGACGCGATGTACTCGGAAGAGACGCTGGTTTGCCGCAACGATGCCGCATCGTTCGTCGTCGCTGATCTTCTGTAACCAACTCCGGGGGCGCTACGGCGTCCCCACTTTGTAGGAGAGTGACCATGGCTCGACCCCGTAAGGACGTGAACCCGAACACCGGCGTTCCCGAAGACAAGATGGAAGACTCGTCGCAGGGCAAGGAACTGCCTGCCACCAAGGAAGGTGGCGAAGAAGCCCCGTCCGTGCGCGATCTTCCGCCGGCCAATCCACTTGGCGAACCCGTGAAGCCGGTTGAGGAATACGCCAACATTTCGGAAGCCGGCAAGCAGGCGGCTGCGCTGGGGGTTGATACCGAGGAGACGGTTGATGGCTACGTGGCTGGCGAAACGATCGTCGAACATCCGCTGTCGCCCACCGACGCCAATCCCAATCCCCACGGGCAGCGTTCGGACCCGGATGCGAACCTCGTTGTCGAAACGGACGACAAGGGCCGGGAAACCCGTGTGGCGCGTGATGAGGCTGATATGGTCGAAGTCACCGCATCCGACGACCTCGCCGCCCCCGTTCATCTGGGCGACGGGCGCACCCTTGCCTCTGGCGAAAAGGCAAAGGTTTCGAAGGAAGCCGCCAAGGCCCTGCGCGACAACGGGCAGGTGAAGTAACGATGGGGGGCGAACGCCTGTTAGATCATGACCCGCATACGGGCATGAAGACGTGGTTTTCGTCCTCCGACGATGACGGCGGCACGTGGAACCTGCGCTATGAGCAGGACGTGTCGCCGTTATTGGATGCGAACAAGGAGGCCCAGAACGAGGGCTTCGATAAGCGCGCCGATATGTGGCACGCTGCGTCCGTGCCGAACGTGGTCCTGATGGAATGGATCACCAAGCACGGCATCGAATACTGGAACCCCAATCATCGCGACGGTGTGAAGCGGTTGTTGAACTCGGATGAGTACCGGCATCTTCGCGTCAAGCATTTCATCATCTGAGAGGGCGGCATGATCTACGGCACTTTCAATACCACGCCGCCTACTCTGCCGAATGGCGGTCAGGCCCCATTGCAATTTGACGCAAATGGCCGTTTGATGGTCACGGCAACGGGCACGAGCGGCTCGAACAGTGCGCCGCTCGCCGCTGGTACTGACCGCAGCGGCACCGCTGGCACCAGTTCCACGACGCTTGCAGCGGCCAATGCCGCTCGGCGTGGGCTGAACATCCAGAATATCAGTGCCAACAACATCGGTATCAACGAAGTGGGCAGCACAGCTGCTATCGGCACGCCGGGTACGTATACCCTTGCTGCCGGCGCTTCGTTCAACGTCCGCACCAATCAGCAGGTTAACGTTATCGCGTCTGCTGCTGGCAGCGCCTACACGGCGACGGAGTTCTAGCGGTGGGTGAGGTTCTAGGCGGTCTTAGCGCTGGAGAAGTTCAGGCGTTGCTGAACCCGGTATCGGCCAAAGCAGATGCAGCAATGGCCAAGGCCGACACGGCTATCGCGGATGGCTTGACCGGTGCTGATCGTCAGCAGGCGGTGCGGGTGCAGCGTACGCCCGATGCCAATGGCAAGGTCGTATTCGTCTACCCCAAGGCTTATGCCGCCGGAACCGTCCCAGCGGTAACGACGACTGCTGAAACGCCCGATGGGGTGGCTTACCGCAATGATGCTTCGGTGTTGGAGGCCAGCGCAACCAACACGCAGGTTACGATCTTGGTGCAACGCATTCCACGAACGCTGACCGTTACCATTCTTGGCGCGGTACTGAATGTGATTGCACCCGTTACGACTCCCGTTTGGATCAACATCCTTGTTCGGGCGCCGGTTTGATGCCGGCCCTCATTTTCGCAATCTATAAGGCGACCTGAACCATGGTTGATCGCGCACTAATCAATCAGTCCTACGGCGGACGGCAGTCGATGCTGGATGGCGAAGCCATTCAGGCGTCGTTCGGCGGCGGACAGACGAACGTCGTGTTGAACATGAAGCGGTCCAACACGGTAGCGCTGCGAGCGGCGCTTGCGCAGTCTGGCCGAAATGTGGTCGTAGCTTGCATTGGGCCTTCGACGACTGCGGGACAGTCGACCGGGGCCGGTACGGCGCAGGCAATCATTTCGTGGCCGATGCAAACGGCTGCGTTGTTGCAGCAACGGGGTATCAATGCGGGAGCGGGCAACTGGTTTGGGGATAAAGGCCGCTGGGGTGCTGGGGGCACCATTTCCGGCTTGCTCGGCGGCGATGCGCGCTTGACGGCAACCGGTGCAACCGATCGGGCTGGGGCGGATAGCGCCGGCGGCAATCCGATTGCGTTCACCGCTGCTGGCACGCTGACATTCACGCCGCAGATTGGTGTCACCAAGTTCGATATTTTTCTGCGCAACAGCGCGGCCACGGGCCAGATTGACGCCACGGTTGACGGTGGCGCGGCTACGGCAGTGACCGCTACCAATGCCACGCCAAACATCAAGAAGGTGACGATTGACGCTGGCGCGCTCGGCACCCACGCCCTGACGCTGACCTGGGTGTCGGGAACCGTGTTCGTCATCGGCGTCAGCGGATACGACGACACGGGCGGGCGCCGCGAAGTAAGCTTTTACAATTGGGGCATCTCAGGGGCTCCGTCGTCACGCTTCTTGCTGGATGCGTCGAACGGGATTGGCAATCTGTCGTTCACGAACTTCATCACTCCCGACCTTATCATTATTGACGATTGGCCGATTAATGATTGGCGTCAGTCCGTGCCGCTTGCAACGAGCAGAGCCAATATACTGACGCAGATACAGCAAGGCAAAGCACTTGGCGCAACCATAGCTATCACGACTCCGCTATGGGATAGCAATACCGGCGGGTTGTCTTTGCAGCAGGATGCTTATGCGGCGATGGTTACAGACATCGCTGCCAATGAAGATATTATTCTCATTGATGTACGAGCCTCTTTTGTATCCTATGCCGTAGCTAACGGTTTCGGTTTCTATAGCGATAGCGTCCATCTTCGCCCGCTCGGTTACCAAGTCAAAGCCCAGCTTATTGCCGATTTCATTATGCGCGCCATGAATATGCCGGTCGCGCCGTGACCATCGCAATCCCAACCTTCGCCCCAGGCTCTATCTCCAGCTATTCCGAGCTGGTGACGGAAGTGCGCGACCTGATGGACGATGCCGACTATTCACAGACGGCGATCGACCGTGCGCTGCGAAAGGCGGAGGCGGAGTTCAATCGCACGCTGCGCACGCCTGAGATGGAAACGCGCTCAATCCTGATGGTCACGTCGGAGCTAACCACGCTTCCGGCTGACTTTCTGGAACTGCGTTACGTGTTCCAAGAGGGAGCCCCCGACCGGGCGCTAAAGAGCATGTCGCCGGCTGGTATGCTGGCGGCATATTCGGGCGTGGCTGGCTTTCCTGAGGCCTATGCCATCGAAGGCGGGCAAATGCGTGTCGGGCCGGTGGGTAACGCTACGCTAGAATTGGTGTACTATCGTCCGCTATATCCGCTGTCCGATGCCGTGCCGTCGAACTGGCTGCTGGCCAAGCATCCCGACTTGTACGTGGCGGGAGTGATGTATCACCTAGCGCGGCGTGAGCGGGACGCGGACGGCATGACACAGGCCGGGCAGGAGGTGTCGGCGCTGCTAGATGCTATCAAGCTATCCGCCAGTCGCAATCGTTGGGGTGCTGCGCCGCTGACGCCTGTTGGGGTTCGGCAGGTGCGTGGGGCTCGGGTTTAAAGGCTCCGGCCCACGCGGTTCCTGTGGGGAAAAAGAAGAAGGAAAAGAATATGTTCAGTGTAAAGCAAGTAACCGACTGCTGGGAAATGATCTGGCCAGATATCGATATCGTCACGGCCCATGGAGAATGCGGAGTGTCGTCCGTATCCGCCAAAGGCAAAATGATAGATTTGTCTTTTGACATTTCCAGCAAGCGCAACGAAATTTATGTGATGAATGAAAACGGCTCTACTGTTTCAAAATATAATCTGGGGTATAGGAACGTACCTGAAACGGCAAAACAGCCCGTACAGTAAACTACACCAACGCCTTGGGGTGCGATCCCAAGGCTAATGGGAAACCAAATGCCTAAAAAGCGCTACCCCTTCCCCGCATATCTACCGGACCAGCTACCGCGCGATGTGCTGACGGTGGCAACAAATGTGCTGCCTGCGGCGAACGGGTATCGTCCGGTGCGCTCCATTACGGCTATCTCCGAGCCATTGGCGGCGGCATTCCGTGGCGGCGGCGCATTCATCGCCACCACGGGCGATACCGCGTTGCTGGCGGGCACGGCGAACGGCTTGGAACGGTTTACCGGCGGGTCGTGGAACGTGCTGCTGACGGCTATGTCTGTCCCTAGCCGCTGGCGGTTCGCTCAGTTCGGCGACTTCGTGGTCGCGGTCAATGGCGTGGATACTAAGCAGGTTGATCTGCTATCGGGCGCTGCATCCGATCTGACCGATTGCCCTAGTGCCAACGGGGTTGCGGTTGTTGGCGATTACGTCGTCATCACGCAGGCTGGCGGCGACAAGCTGCTGGTGAAGTGGTCGGGGTTCAACGATCACACCAAATGGACGGCGGGCGTTGACCAGTCGGGGTTTCAGCCAATGCTGACCGGGGGCGAGGTCAAGGGCATTGTCGGTGGTGAATATGGCGTAATCCTTCAGCGTTTCCGGTTGGTGCGGATGGAGCGCACGGGAGACGACAAGGCGCCGTTCGCGTTTCCTGAAATCACCACCAACGTGGGGTGTGCATCGTCGGGCTCTATTGCCCAGGCGGGGCGTACCGTGTTCTTCCTGTCCGATCGCGGCTTCATGGCGCTGGAGGACGGGCAAGCACTGCGCCCCATCGGCAATGAGAAGTTCGACCAGTCGTTCCGCGATACCGTGGGGCAGGACGATTACGAGAAAATGTACGCGGCGGTCGATCCGAAGCGTTCGCTGGTGCTGTGGGGCATTCCCGGCACGCCAGGGCGCATCTGGGTCTATAATTGGGTGCTGGATCGAGCCTCTACCATTGAACTACCGTTCAGTGGCTTCTTCGGCGGCTATGAGAGCAGCCTGTCACTAGAGGACGTAGCGGCGCTGTATCCCGATCTGGATACTATGCCCTACCCGCTTGACGACCCGCGCTTTCAAGGGGGCGACCCGCGCTTGTACGTGGCGACGCGGGCAAACGAGATTGGCGCGCTGGCGGGACCGAACATGCAGGCCACGTTATCCTATGGGTGGCAGGCCCCCGCCGATCCTGACGTGGCACGTGTGCAAGCGGTGTGGCCAATGTCGGATGCCACGGACGGAATTACGGTGTCGATCGACGCGCGCCAGCAGATGGGCGGGCCGCTAGGGATTGTAACCGAAGGCAATATGCAGCCATCGGGGCGCGTACCTATCCGGGCGCGGGGGAAGTATCTGGCGATTACGCTTGGATATGCTGCTGGCACGCGCTGGACCTATTCGCAGGGGTTCGATCTGGAGTTCTCGCAAGGGGGCGCGCGATGACGCCGGTTCCGGTCGATAACAAGCGCCTGGATTGGCCGCGACTGGTGGCGAATGCTATCAACGCCCTGATGCGCCCGCAGGAGGGGCAGGTACGCTATAACGGCAGCGCGCTGGAGTATTGGGACGGCCAAGAGTGGCAACCTGTCCCGTGATATTCCCGCCAGCAGCATGGGGCGAATACCGCCAACACCGCGAACAGATACGCACTTTGCTGGACCCGCGTTGTCACCGGATCGAATGGCTGGACGTTCGCATTCTGAATGGCGATGCGCTGGCGTTCGGTAATGCCGATGCGGTGATCGTTGTAGAGGTGAAGCGTTATCCTGCTGGTGCCACCGAACTGCACGGACTGGTTGCGGCTGGCGAACTAAATGCGATCTTGCCGCTGATAGAACAGGCCGAACAATGGGGGCGGCAAAGCGGGATAACTTTTGCATCTATCGCCTCGCGTCCCGCATGGTCGCGGGTATTGAAAGACAAGGGCTATTCGGTGTATCAAACGACGTTGCGCAAGGATTTGACCAATGGGGCTGAGTAGCAAGACTTCGAAGTCGTCGACCAAGCCCGTCTACTCGGGGCAATTGGAAGGCGCGGCGAACAACGTCAATAGCGCCTATCAGATGCAGGCACCCAAGATCGGCGGCATTTCGGATCAGCTTGGCGGCTTGGTTCCCGGATTGGTAGAGCAGTATCAAAAAGGACAGCCCAACGTTGCGGCGGCACAGGGGTATAATGCCGATGTACTATCGGGCAAGTATCTCGACGCGGGCAATCCCTACCTACAGGCGCAGATTGATGCGACGGGCGGCGATGTGCGCAATGGGTTGTCGGCGTCGCTGGGAACGCGCGGCCTGACCGGCGGCTCGGCATTCGGAGACATCATCACTCGCAACCTCGCCAATAACGCCACGAACCTGCGCTACACCGATTACAGCAACGAGCGGTCGCGGATGGATAGCGCGGCAGCACAAGCTCCTGGGCTTGCCGCTGCCAGCTATCAGCCGATCAGTGCTATTCAATCCATCCTGCAATCGCAACTGGCACCGTTGCAGGCAGCGCAAGGGCAGGCGAGCAGCATTGGCGGGTTGCTGGGTCAGTATACGAACCAGAAGCAGACGTATAACCCGTCCATCGTGGATGGTATCGGGCAGGCGCTCAATATCGGTAAGTCGATTGCGGGGTTGTTCTGATGCAGATGGGTAAGCGCAAGGGTGGCATTTTCGGCGCGCCGATGATGGGCGAGGGGCAGGGCGTTGGTCCGTCCGCTTCTCCCGCTGCTTCGGCATTGGCGCCCTCGACCACCACCAGCGCGTTCGCACCCAAGCGCAGCTTTCTGGATAAGCTGGGGCTGGTAGCGGATGCGTTCAGCGGCAATAGCATGAACGCGCAGCAGCTTGCCGCGCGCGACGACGACGAATACCGTCGCTACACCATGGACCAGCAGCGCTACAGCCCGCAGCAGGTCGGCAGCAACATCGTACGCCTGAACCCGCAGACCGGGCAGTATGAAACGCTGTATAGCGCGCCGCAGAAGGATGGCGCTGGAACGGCGTTGCAGCAGAACTATGAGTACCTGAAAACCATCAACCCCGCTGCTGCCGAAAGCTATCTGTCGGCGCAAACCACCGCCCCCCCGATCGTGCAGACGAACCCGGATGGCACCAAGACCATCTACCCGGCGGGGCAAATACCCCGCGCCGGGGCCATGCCGCAGCGACAGGTGATCCAGCAGCTTCCGCCGGGTGCGCGGCCTATCGGTGGAGGTGCGCCCTCGCAAGGGGGCGCTACGTTTCGCTGACCCGTTCAAGGCTCCAGGCGTAATGACCAGCGGGCGGCGGACGGTTGAGGGCAATCGCTTGGTGGGCGGAAAGCCCAACAGCCATCACCTGACAGGCGATGGCGTGGACTATGCCGGCACTAGCGTGGCTGCGCTGCGCCAGTATTTCGGCAACAGGGCGCGGTACCTGGACGAAGGCGATCACGTTCATGTCACCCTTCCCGGCTATAATCGGGTTCCTTTCTTTGGTCGACGCGGCACAACCGGGATGAAGCGATAATGGCACAGCAGCGGTATCAGGGCGACGACGGCACGATTTACGAAGCGCTTCCCGGTGGCGGCTATGCGATCGTGACGCCTGACGTTCAGTCGGGGCCGTACACCATCGGTACGCCTGACCCGGCGGCGCGGTATGAAGCGCCTAAGGCGGCTGCTGATTTGCAGCGCACGCAAGAGCAGATTGAACGAGACCGCATTGCGTTTGCCGAGCGCAATAAGCCGACGTTGCCCGCCGGGTACGTGATGGGACCTAACGGACAAGCTGTGCGCATCCCCGGCTTGCCCGCTGAAAAGGACGGTGACGCTAAGGCCACTCAGGAGAAGGCGGGCCGTGTTGGCAAGCTGACTTCGCTTGCCACGCAAATTCAGCGCGTGCGCCAGTTGTACGATCAGAGCGTTGGACAGACCAGTGGTGTTGGCGGCATCGCAGACTACTTCCCTACCGAGGCCAACCGCCAGTTTGACACCGCCAGCGCGGGCCTTGCTGAGCAGGGCTTGGCGGCGTTCCGCGTGCCCGGTGTCGGCGCTCAGTCGGATACCGAATTGCGCCAGTTCACGCAGGCCAACCGCCCGCAGGCAAGCGATTATGACGTGTCGATCGAAGAAAAGTTGCGCCAATTGCAGCTTCGCACGAACACCGAATTGCAGGCGTTGGGCCAGCCACAGGTTGACTTTAGCCAGCAATCCCAGCCCGTAGCCCCCGCTATCGGCGGCAACCAGCAGCAGGCAGCAACCCCCGGCGCGCGTGGCCCGAATTACTTTGATAGTGGCACTGGCCCCGGTGGCCCGACGCTCAACGGTGGTGGCGGTACGCAGACGGTCGCCGATCCGACCAAGGCGGGTGTAGCGGCACGGCTGAATGAATTGCTCAAGTCGGGTGCGCCGGATGCGCAGGTGCAACAGTATGCGGCGTCGGTAGGCGCTGATCCCGCCTCGCTGTCGGCTGTGCTGGCATTCCGCAAGCAGAACCCCGGCTACCGGGGCAATTACAACGCGTCCGATCTGGAGTTGAAAGACGAACAGCTTGGCGGGTTTCGCGGGCTGGCGAACAGTGCCGCACAATCGCCGATTGGGGCCTATGCCATCAATGCTGCTGACGCGCTGACCGCCAGCAATTTGGACAGCCTCACCGCCAATCCGGCGCTGGCACGTGCTGGGCTTGAAGGCGTGCGGCAGGCCAATCCGTATTCCTCGCTTGCCGGCACGGTAACGGGTTCGGGCCTCGCCGCTGCTGGTGCAGAGTTGGGACTAGCACGTGCTGGCTTGGGGGCTGGCGCAGCTGCTCTTGTGGGCGATGGGCTGTACGGCGCTGCCTACGGTGCGGGATCGTCGGATGATGGTAGCCGGTTGCTGGGCGCTGCTGTTGGCGGCGTCGGGGGGCTTGGCGGCGGTATTGCGGGGCGTGCGGCTGCGCGTGGTGTCGGCAATGCCCTTACCGGTGTTCGCAATGCCGACGTGCAGGGCCTGCGCGCTGCTGGCGTGCCGCTGACGGCAGGACAGGCAACCGGGGGCGTGCTCAAGGGCGTAGAGGATCGTTTGTCCGGGTTGCCTGTGATCGGCGACATGGTGAATGCGCGCCGTCGTGAGGGATTTGAAGGCTTTAACCGCGCTGCGTTTGGTGAAGGGCTGGCGCCGATCAATGCCGGCACGGGCGGCGTGATTGCCGAACAGGGGATTGATGCGGCGCGTGCTGCACGGTCTCAGGCGTATCGTGACGCGCTTGACCCGGTACAAGTGCAGGCGGATGCGCCGTTCGTGGCGGATATGCAGGGAGTTCTTCGCGCAGGTGAGGCTTTGCCCGATCCCATGCGGGCCAATGCAGGCTACACCCTAAATACCAGAGTCGGTAATTCTTTTAGCGATGGTTCGCCTATCCAGAGAGTAGGCGAAAATGACGGTTGGAACCAATATGTATATCAATCTAGCAAAGGCGATATTCCATTCGAGGTATGGCCCCCTTCACGAGGCAGGAAGGGAATAGAAATTGCCATTGACGAAAATAATGTTTCGGGGGCTAACCGACTTGGCCTCCGTGAGTTGAGAGAGGCGGCTTCTCATTTGCGCGCGGAGTACCCTAACGCCGAATATGTTTATGGAACTCGCACCAGCGGGGCCGGGCCAGGGCGCATCCAGAATATTGACCTTTCCTCTATTCCTGTCGCGGAAGCTGCTTCCGGAAGTTTGACCGGAAACGGTTTCCAGCAGTCCATCCGTGGGCTGCGGCGCGATGCGCGTGCGATGGAAAACCTGCCCTACGGCCATGACTTCGGCGACGTGACCCGTCAAGCAGAAGGCGCACTTGAAGGCCTGCTACAGCGCCAATCTCCGGGCACGCTTCCGGCTTACAATGCCGCCAACACGGCCAATCGCAACGTTGAGGTGTTGCGCGATGCGGTAAACCGCGCCCGCAATGGTTCGCGTTCGGGTGAGACTGGCGTATTCACTCCGTCGCAGCTTGCGGATGCAGCGGCAGCGAACGCACGCAGGTTCGGCAATGGGCAGGGAACGACCAACCAGCCCTTCTTCGACCTGTCACGCGCAGGACAGCGAGTCTTGCCCAACAGCGTACCCGACAGCGGCACGGCAGGGCGTGCGGTCGTAGCAGGTGGCTTGGGGCTTGCCGGTCTAGGCGGTGGAGCTGGCTATGCAGCAGGTGACACCACTACCGGCGCAGGCGCGGGCTTGGGTCTGGCGGCATTGCTTGCTGCTGGTGGCACGCGGACCGGGCAGCGGGCGCTAACTGCGGCGCTGCTCGATCGTCCTGATGTGCTTATCCGCGCTGGCGAAGGGGTACGGCGTAACGCGCGCCTTGGTGGCATCTTCGGAGCGCCAATGCTCGCTGGTGCTGGCGTTGGCCTTCTTCCGCAATGACCTATCACGCAACATGGCAATCGCCGTAAAGATTGCGCCCTTGATCGTAACGCCTAGTATCATTGCCCACATGTCGCTACTATAGCACAAGACGCGGAGTAACGCACATGCCAAGTGCTACTGAATTTTCTACCGATCCTTCGCAGAACACGACTATTGGCGGGATTGATGTTGCGGAAGGCTGCTCGCCTGCGGGTATCAATAATGCCATGCGTTATTTGGCGGCAGTGGCGCGAGACACGTCGGACAAGGCAATCGGTGGAACCGCGCCGATGCCGATTACTGGCGGAACTTTCACCGGTGATATTTTCCGCCAGAGCCGTGGCGGTTATTTGCATCACGCTAATTCGGCGCAAACGGGCGGACAGGTCTATTTTCTACCGGAGGGGTCTACGCGACCAGCTGCGGTAGAAGGTACGGTCGTGTTCTATTATAGCTGATGGACGCTTTCGTAGCAGGCGCATGGCGCACCGCTCGCAGGGGTGAGATATATATTGGCGGGCAGTGGCGCCGACTGACCCGCGCAGAGGCGTATATATCTAGTGCGTGGCGTGGCACGCTGTCGTTTGTTGCGCCTATGTCGATATCGGCCACGCCAAGCGTGGCGGGGTATCGCTCTACGCCCAAGCCTACAGCTGGCACGGTGACAACCGATATCGCGACCGCTACACCTAGCGGTGGCGCCATGCCCTATCAATATTCGTGGACGGCATCTGCGGGCGTTACCATCGGCTCGCCTGCCAATGCTTCTACCAATTTTAGCGCTTATCTGGCTCGCGACAGTGAACTGGACGCCACGGCTACGGTAACTTGTACTGACACGTTCGGAAGTGTTGCCACGGCGAACGTATCGCTGTATTTCGTAAATCAATCTTCGGGGAACTAGGGGTCGCTTGTGCCTTATAATCATTACTTCCAAGCGATCACCAACCGCACCGGCGATAGCCTTGTCGGCTATTTCGTGCGGGTCATCAATACCGTGTCGGGTAACACTGTTCCTCTCTATGCCGATTTGAACGGTACGCCGATCGTTACCGTGTCGGGCGCCGCCGACATGGCAAAGACCGATGAGAACGGCAATGTCAGCTTCTACAACGACGCCGGCACGTATCATCTCGACATTTACCAGCCTGACGCCACGACGTTCATTCTGCGTGTGCCGAATGTCGCGATGCAGTCGGGCCAAGGGCCGCAGGGCGACCCAGGGCCTACGGGTGAGGTAGGCGCGTCGGATAGCGCGTTCCCGGCGCTTGCGGCGTTGAAGGCGATTGACCCTGTCCTATACCCATCGCCTCGTCTTGCTGCTGCCAGCGGTGAGGATGGCGGGACACCCAATGGGCTGTTCACCTACCAAACCGCAGGCGCCCCCTACACCGCCGATAACGTGAACATCATCAAGCTCGACACTGTGCCGCTGACGACGGGCGCGCTGGTGCGGCAGCGGGCGGATAGTATTAGTTTCCGACAGGCTGGCACGGTTGCAGCGGTTCGCGATGCTCAGGAAAAGGCGCGCGAGACGGTTAGCGTCACCGACTTCTATGTAGCGGGTGACGTGGACGACAGCGCCAGTTTCGTGCGTGCGATGGCGACGGGCGCCAAGGTATATGTCCCCGGCGGCAAGGGGCATGGTCCGGGCGGGCGGTATTACGTCAACAACGTCATGCTGGTATCGGGCGCCTATATTTTTGGCGACGGGCGCGAGAAGACGATCATCAAGCAGACCAGCGTCAAGCTGCGGTCGTGCTTCAACGCCAACAGTGGGTCTGCGACTGCTACGATCGACAATTTCGTTATGGAAGACGTTCGGCTTGAGGGCTGGGTCGTCGAAGATGCCTTCTTCGAACAGTCCCACCTTTTGTGCTTGTCGGGTACGCGAGGGGCGATCGTCCAGCGCTGCACCTTCTACGCCTTCCAGGGTGACGGCATTTACGTCGGTTCTGGCGATCAGGGCACGAACGAGCGGCACAATTACGACACCACCATTCGTGACAATATCTTTGATGGCGGCAACAGCGACAACCGGCAGGGCATCTCTGTTCTGGATGGGACTGGCGGCGTCATCAGCAGCAACCTGTTCATCCGCTGCACCCGGCCTGACATGCCGGGATCAATCGACTTTGAGCCGAACACGAACGCGTTCCACGTCATCCGCGATTGGGTTGTCGACAACAACGACTTCGACACCTGCGGCGGAAATTTTGGCGTTATCTCGGTCTACATCCCGCCCGTTGTGCCGACGCTGCGAGGGTTAATTATTCGCGGCAATCGCTTCCGCAACACGACGGGCGACACGGCGGAAATCTGCATTGAAACGCGGCGGATCGCAGCTGTTTCCGACCCGTCAATGCAGATCGTCATTGACGGTAATGTTGGCCGGAACGGCAATCGCCCGGTGCGGCTACTGTCGTGCAAAGGTGCGCAGATTACCGGCACGAACGATTTCCAAGACTACACCGGGCCGGCCATTCTTGGCTTTAACGGCGCTTCGGATGTGATTGTCGACGTGGAGTATCGCGCCAAGATGCTGCGCGTTGCTCCTACGGGCGTTTCCGCCATACAGGTTGGCAAATGTGATGGCCTCGTGATTGGCGCCACGATCGCAGAAAGCGCAGCCGACTCCGCCAGCGGCTTCCCTATCCAGCATATCAGCGTTGCGCAGGAGAGGGTGTCACTTGAGGGCAACCGCATTACCAAGCGTCCCAATCAGGTCATTGCTATCAATAAGGCTGGCACAACCTGGACTGCCGCTGGCAACCGCTTCCGCAATAACGAACTGAATGGGCTGTCGTCGCAGTTCGAGAGTGTGTCGACTGATCCGAACACGATCGCGCTGTCGAATGGCTGGACCGGAGACGCCTTTATCGACCGGCTGAACGTGTCGGCGGTGCTGAACCTTTTCATCTCGGGCGGCACGCTGACCGCTGGGACCGTCGTCGGTGTCGTGCCGGTCGGGTATCGCCCGCGCATCGCATCGCGCGCAGTTTTCCGCTCGGGCACCGGCATGGTGCAGCTGCGTGTCGACCCGAACGGCAACGTTCTGATTGAAGGTAACGCTGCCCCCTCCGCCGCCATCGCTGGTTCCATCACCTACGCATTGGGAGTATAATATGCGTGTCGTTTTCCGCCCGAACCCCGACAGCCGCAGCCGCGTCACTGGCGAGGTGCAGTCGCGCACCGGGACCGTGTTGACTATCCTTTATAACGGGCAGGCCTACACCCGCGATTACATGGTCGACGATGTTCGCGAGACGGATTATGGACCCGAAGGTCCGCAGGGGTTCGAGAGCATCCCTGAGACGACTGCCAATCCAACCCAAGGAGCATGATATGAAGAAAGAGGAACCCAAGAAGCCGCGCCCGACCAACCGCACTGCCGACAGCGGCGGTGGCGGCAACACCAATCCTCCGCAGCCGGGTCAGCCGCCCAAGAAGCCAAGCAGCCGGTGATTTCTGTCGCGCTCTTCGGTGGTATGTGCGTAGCGGCGATTATCGCTGCCTACTTGGCACGTCTGCCCGCCGAAGAGCGCGGGTGCGCTGTCACCGCAGCGTGGGTGCTTGCTGGCAACTGGCTGCTTTTCGCGTCTGCATGGATTTATGCGCCTCTGTCGCCTGCCTTCCTGCTCTACGGCGTAGGGATCAAGGTTAAGCAAGAGGACATGTGGGCGCTGGTAGACCTGCTGAGCTTGATCGTCGTTGCCGTCAGGACGCGCCATATATGGTGGGGTCCGCTACTGTGGACGCCTTACCTTGTCACGCTTTGCATGCACGCGGTGGCATGGGGCGCGTCGCTGGAGTACATTGAATACCGGGCAGTTCTGGATGCGTCGCTTTTGATCCAGCTTGCCGTTCTCTTTACGCTTGGGGGTGGTGGCTGTGCCGATCGTCTGTCTGATATGTGGGGTGGCCTTCGTGGTGTGGTGCGGTCTGCCGTCCGCCGTCTGGGAGTGGTGGCGTGAACGACCATAACGACTACCGCGTCTTGTATATCATCATGAGCGCGATTGCCGGATCGGTGACCGCGCTTTCTTTTATGAAATACAAACAGATGACGTGGGTCGAAATCGGTTTCACGTTGTTTGTTGGCTTCGCCTTCGCCGTAATCGCCGTCCCGTACATCGCAGCGGACTGGCTGAAAATGGACATCGGCAACCTTCGCGCGGTATGCTTCGCGGTGTATACCGGCGGCACCGCCTGGAACGTCCTTATTCCGGTCGTCATCAAGCGCTTCAAAGCCGCTGTCGGAATGGAGGACGCGGCATGAGCATATTTGATATCGCGAATGTGATCGGTCGGTTGATGCTGACGGTGATCGTCATCTACAAGCTATCCCAATTCCGCGACCAAATGATTGCGCTGGAGCGCATCGGGTTGGGCGTGATGGGAGCAGGATCATTCCTGACGATCCCCATCATTATCGACCGCAACGGCAATCCCTTCAACGGATGGGCCGTGACGTTGCTGACGTTTGGCGCTTTGGTTTTCATCACCGGTAGGGTCATACGGGATCGCAAGCACGAACGCGCCAACCGCGAGCAAGTGAGAATTAGCGAAGAATATTTTCGGAGTAAGGGGCGGTGATCGACTGGAAAGCCACGCAGACCCGGCTAGGTGTGGCCGCTGACGGCATCCCAGGGCGCGGCACTTACACGGCGCTTCTACGCGTCATAGGGCCTGATGCGGACGCGGCGGTCATAAAGTCACTTGCCAATGCCTGCGTGGCCCACTTGCCCGCCTACGGCGTCGACCAGTCGGTGACGCGCCTTGCCGATTTTCTGGCGCAAACGGCGAATGAGACGGGTGGCTACCGCGTATTCGTCGAGAACCTCAATTACAGCGCAGACGCGCTTGTCAGGACGTGGCCTAACCGTTTCACCGCCGCCAGTGCCGCGCAGTACGCGCGGAAGCCTGAATTGATTGCTGGCAAGGTGTATGGCGATCGGATGGGTAATTCAGGGCCAGCGGACGGATGGGCATTCCGAGGGCGGGGCATGCTACAGCTTACTGGCCGCGCGAATTATGAGGCAGCAGACAAACGTTTGGGGATCGGGCTTGATACTAATCCCGACCTTGCCGCTGTACCGGCGCTATCGCTGCTGATCGCCTGCGACTTCTACCGTGATCGCAAGGTGTTCGCGTCGCTAGATCGTGGCGACACGGACGGGGCGCGGCGCATTACGAACGGCGGTTCGATTGGGCTGTATCACGTCAACGCGCTGCGGGCCAAGCTGCTTGGAGTGCTGCGGTGAGCATGGACGAAGAAACCCGCGACCTGATCGCTTTCCTTGCCACGCTGGTGTCGATCGTGCTGCTGTCGAAGATTGGCGGCACCGGCAGCGACCTTGCCATCATGACCGGTCTGGTCGGCGTGCTGGGTATGCTGGTCGGGTCGAAGCGGTCAAAGCGCGGGCCATCTGGGACGCCCACTGACCCCGTATCTGTGGAGGAAACTAAGCCATGAGAATCAACGTCGGCAAGCTCGCCAAGACCGTAGCCACGAAGGCAAAAGAGAACCCGGAAACCGCACTGGCTCTGGTCAGCCTGATCGCACCGGGCCTGTTCCGCAAGCTGGCGCCCAAAGTCGTGCCGATCATCGTGGCGGCGGTCGGGAAGCGGTAAGGCGCTGCGACAAAGGTCTGGAAACCCGTAGCAGTCGCAGCGCCGTACCAAGACCATCCATACCGGTACCAATGCTGCGGCCAACCTTGGTAAGGCGAGGCCCCGTTCTGACCGGTTGGCCGCAGCCCCACCACCCTACACCATCCGCCCAATTCCGCAAGTGGCGCTCACCCCTCCACCTTCGCGCACACAGGAGCGGCGATAAACACATGCACGTCGTATCCCTCATTATCAGCCAGCGCCTGCTGTATGCCGATACCAATAGCCTCGTCCTTGCTAGAGGCGCTTAAGACGCGAAGCCAAGTCATAATGCCGATACTACCTGGCTTCTGTTTTGTGAGCGTAACCGCTACAGCGAACTGCATCATTCCCCCTCCACCTTCGCGGGCGGGGATTGCAGGGCGAGGATGGCGTCGGCGAGTTTGCGGCAACTGTCGCGACCATCGAAGCCTCCATTAACGGCTACGTGTCGCTCCCAATCGTCCCAGTTAGTGCCGGTCGGGTGACGATCTTCCCAGATCAGCCGCGCAATCGCCTCCCGCTCCCCCACCGCTGCGCGCGGGCGGGCGAGGGCTGCGGCGAGAATAGCGGCGCGGGCATGGGAAAGGTAATCCTCCCACTCGTCGTCCACGATCTGGTCGGCGTATCGGAGTTCTGCAATTCCGCGATAGGTAAGCGTTTCGCGGCATATGGCACGCGCTACAGCTTCCTCCACCCCATCCCCGGCAGGCGCGGAGGCGAGCGCGGCAAGGCGGTGGCGGGCGAAGGCTTGGACCATTGCGCCGTCGTCGGCCTCTCCACTTGCCACCCGCCTTTTCCATAGGTGATCTTTCGGGCGGTAAGCGTGGATCGCATTCCACGCCGCGTCCCGGTCGCATTGCTCCACCGCCACCGGCGCGCCGTTCGTGGGGGTCATGCGGGGGTCGGTCATTCTTCATACTCCCCAATCTGGGCGATGGCGTGGTCGTAGCGCGTGAGACACTTGCCGCTCTCAGCCTTGCACGCCTTGATGATGCGGTTGATTGTCGTCTGGCAGTCGGCAGAAATCGTGCCGCCCTCAAGGATGGCAATCACGCTGTAGAGGGTGTTCAGGTCACACCGGGCAATCGCCGCTTCCCTGCACCATTCCCGCTGTTTCTTCGGGCGCCTCACTTCGCATTCTCCTGTTTCAGGTGCTGGGCGACGCGGGCCATGCGGATGCCGCCTTCAATCGTCGCAATAGCCGTCCGCTTCGGGCAGCCTGTTTCGAGGTCAATTTTGGCGTTCATCAGGTGGCCGATTGCCGCTGCTAGTGCGGCTTCAAGCACGGCGATCCGCTCCACGTCATCCATCTGATTTGTCCTTGGCTAAGGCTGCGCGGGCGGTGGCAGACACGCCGGCTAGTGCGCTCGAAGCATATTGTTGATCCGGGTCCCAATCGGAGAAGGCCATGCCTACCTCTCCGAGCACCTCCCGCAGCTTCCGGTTCTCACCCTCAAGCGCTTCGATGCGGGCGAACAACAGCGGCACCTGCGCCAACACATGGCGTTCGGCGTGCGATGCGTTGGTCAGCATCATGAACTTTGTGTCACCGGGCAGATGGTCCAGCGCTTGCTGGCGTTGCCTTTCGGCATCCGCCAACAGACGCCGCAGCCGCCCCACAAGATCGTCCGTCATGGGCGGGGTCATGCTGACAGCCCTCCCAGTTGCAGAGCGCATTCCTCACCAATGTCGAACAGTGCATCCCGGGCGTTATCCACGTCGTTCGGTTCATGACCGCGAACGTCTAGGTCGCCTTCCTTCATCAAGGCGCAGATTGCCATCAGCCGCGCGCCTTGCTCGCGTGTTAGAATGATGTTGTCCGGATCATTCATCATGCTTTCCTTGCGTCAGGTGAGCGCGGGCCCTTTGTTCCCAATCAGCAAGGTCGCGCTCATATTGGTCCTGCACCCACAAAGGGATCGTGCCGGAGCGCGTCCCGACCGGGCGGTAGGCATTATCGTCCCAAGCGTTATGTCTTGCCGCGTATCGCTCCAGATCGGTGTCGGGTGACATCTCGGCGACGACGTTGGTCCGTTCCTGCATGTCGAGCTTCCGCGCTCGAACGCACAGGTCCAGCCCTTCCGAGAGCAGCTTTCTGCAACAGTCGCTCACCCCCGTTCTCCGAGGGCTTGGAGGGCGGCGCGGGCGCCATCATAGCAGCGGCGCAATGCCCCGGCCTGTCGCGGGGTAAGGAAGCATTCACCACCGAAGCCAAAAGACGCGAACTGGCGGCCTTGAAGATATAGCTTGCCGTCCTCGACCATTCGCGGATCGGTCCAGCCCATAGCCGCGATTGCCGCCGTCCTTGCCCGCTCCACGTCCGCATCCAGGCTATGCGGCGGGGCGGGGGTGGCGTCCAATGCCTTGCGCAGACGAAGGCGCGCGTCCTGCTCGTCACGCATCGCCGGCACATGCTTGTGGCCGCGCAACGCCCGCGCATCCATCGCCAGCAGCAGTGCCTCTGCCGCCTCTCGCACACCCCCGCTCATGCCGAGGGGCCTGATAGGCGGTAGGCGATGATGTCTTGCTCTGGATCGGCGGGCTCGTGTGACCAATCGAAGGTCGTCGCTCGGTCGCCGATATACGCTTCTGCGCCATACCGGAACCGAACTTCTATCTCTTGCCCGTCGTCCACCGGACACTCCCCGCCCTTCCACTCAATCCACGCATTCTCCCTCATGCTGCGGCTCCTTCGGTGAGGGTGGCGATAGCCACAATTTGATCTTTGCGCGCGACGATGGCGCGAAACGTTTCAGCATTAACAATTTCGCGCGTGGCTTGTGCAAAGGCTTGATGCTGGCTTGCCTGTGACAAGTCGTGCAGCCGCGCGTTGATAACTCCCAGACGCGCCCCAAAAACTCCGATACGCGTACCAAGGAGCTTTGCCTGTTCCTTATCCTGCACCACCTTAGCAGCTGCGAGGTCTGCTTTCGCGCGTGCCAGTTCAAATAACAACGTCTTACGTTCAGCCTCGCACTCCGCGCGGCTCATGTTGCCTGCGCTGGGAATAAGGTCATCGTTCAACGCTTCGGCACCAATATAACCGCCAGTTGGCAGCGGGGCATTAACCCGATGCGCGTGCTGCAAATTGCGGCTAGCTCTTTTGTACATTGCCTACCTCATCAATAGGTAATTCGCTGGTGGGCGGATCATCACAAACGCCCGTACCGGCACTATGCGCTATGGCGACGTGTCGCGCAATGGCTTCGTGCGTGTTTATTGCGGCTTGGGCTTGGATGTCTAATCCTGCCTCACCCACGCCCCACCTCCCCCGTCGCCGGCAAGGCGAGGATGGCGGCTTCTACCTCGCAAAGCGCGCTGTCGATCGACGACCCGCAATGCGCGCCTATGATCCCGCTGACTTGGCGCGGTACGGCAGCCGCCCGCTCGCGCATGGCTGCGGCTTCTGCGTCGGCGAAGGCAGACAGCTTTTTGAGCGCGAACTGGTCGAACTCGGCAGGTGTGATTTCCGAACGATGCAGCCGGTTGTGCGCCACGACGATGCGGTTCAGCACCGCCTTCGCTTCCGTTTCCCGCGTCATGCCAATGCCTCCGCTTGGGCGCGTAGGGCGGCGGCGCAGAGGGCTAGGGCGGGGTTCGCACCATGCCCGCTGTATTCGTCGTAGGGCTTGCCGCGTTCGTGGAACACGGTAGCGCTGTGCCGCCTTTCGCTTGCTGGCCCGTCGAAGTTGTCGACCATCCAGTCGCGATCCTTGATGACCAGTGTCATCGCGGCGTCGAGACTGGCGGTGAAACGCGGCAGATACAGCCAGATCGAATTATGGCTATTCTTTTGCACCCGATCAATCACCGCTTCCACGCTGTAGCTTTCGATGCACAGATCGCCCTCAACCCAATCGTCCCAGCGCCATTTAATGGCATGGGCGATACGGGCGTCAGTTTCCCGCTCCGGCCCCGTCAGCTTCTCCACAGCCTCAGCCAACGCCAGCAGCTTGCTCCGATCGGTCATGCCGTCGTCTCCGGGGGTGTGGGGAGGCTTGCCGGGTCAATGATGCGGCCATCCTTGGTCTGCCACGTCAGTACGCCACCCTTGATCCATTCCTCACCCCAGTCGAACGGGTTCTCGTCGCCGTCAATGAACGCCTTCAAGCGCTCAGGATGCTTACCGAGGTAGGACACGATGGCACCAGCAGTCTCCCGACCACCGACACCGGCCTGCCAACCGATCGCGACCGAGGTAGCGATCATTCGGCTTAGTAATAGCTCCGCACTGTCCATATCCATCCTCCTAAAACAAACAAACGCCGCCGACGAAAACAGCGGCTACAAAGACCATGCCGATCCAATCACCGGCATTAGCCCCGCGCACCTTCTCCACTGCCAGCGGCATATCGCGCAGCCGCTGGTCACGCAGGCGGCGGGCTTCGGACACCCTGGATGCTTGCCAGTTCATTTTCCCTGTTCCTTGGCGAGAGCGGCGGATGCAAGAGCCTGCGCGGCCTTGATCTCTGGCGGATATTCGAAAGGCACGAAGCCGCCACGATCATCGGCCCATTTGGTGTCACAGTCGTCGCAGATCGTCCAGATTGCGCCGCCCCGGTGGGTGTTTTCATGGTGGCAGATGTTGCGCTCGTAGTGATCCAACACGTCGCGCAAAGCGGCCTGCAAGTCAGCAATCGCGCCAGCCCACTGAACTGCGGTCGGCTCTGGATGTGCCAGCGCGAAAGCTTTCTGGATCAAGCCAGCATTACCCGACCACATAGCTATGTCGCCTAGCAAGCTGACGATACCGCATGCTTCCGCCTCGCTCAGCACCTGCGATACGGGCGCGGTCATGCGGGCTGGCCTTGGGTGATGCTGGCGGCAAGACGTTCCGCAACGTCGGGCGACATTGTAATCTGATTCCCGCCCTGCTGAATATAGACGCAGCCGCCGCACAGGACCGATACAGGCGCAAAGCCGTCCTCGCCCCGATCTTCGAAGGTCTGCGCGTGCTTCCCTAAGCCATGCGCTACCCGCTGCGCTTCGGTAGCCCGGCGCCTGTCCACGGCAGCGATAGCGGCGCGCATAACATCGCGAGCGGTTTGGTGGATGTGATGACCGTCAGCCATCGGAAGCCATGCGAGGACGCTGGAACCGCCGGGCACATACGCACCCAACGCAGCTTCGACTTCGGCCTCCTCCACCTTGTCACGCTCTTCCCACGTCAACTGTGGCGAATTGCGCATGATGCGGTAGATGCTGTCTGCTTCGATTGCGTCTGCGGGCTTACCCATGCCCATTCTCCCGTTCGACACCCGAAGCGTCGGTGAATTGATGGCGACCGCGTGCGAGGCGTTCGTCTGCTAGGCGGTCGAAGTGGTCGCAGACCTGACGGAAGCCGTAGTCCGGTGCGGGGCGCAGGCACTGGAGGCGCAGCGTGGCGACCTTGGCAGCGGCGCTGTCGCCATTGCGGCGAGCGTCGGCCAAGTCCTCCAGCAGCATCACCCGCCGGCTTTCCGCAGCGCGCTTGAAGATCGCGCCATAGCCGTCCGCGCTGTCGCGGTTCGTGGTTTCGAGTATCATGCTGCGATCCTCGATTTGATGGCGTGCTCAATGCCGACGCCAATATTGCCGAGACCGATAAGCAGGATCGCGAGGTGCATAAGCTCATCGCCGAAATGTCCGGTGACGAAAAGCGAAGCCACGGACAGCGCTGCGCCCATCATGCATGTGAATACGCTCATACCGACGCTCCCGTGGCACGGGCGATGGCGGCGCGGGCGGCTTCGCAGTCTTCTATTGAAGGGAAAGACCGTCCGTTATTCTTGCCGTGATCTAAAGCAGCAAGTCGCTTCGCCACTTCCAGCAAATCAGGAGCCGCCGCGATCAGGCGAGCGTTGGCGAGCGTCTCTTCCTCTGAGCGCGCGACAAACTGGAAGCGGGTCAAAGCCACGGCGCTACCCGTTGCGTCATCGCAATGGACGTAGCCGGAAAATCGGACACCGCCCGCCATTCCGCGATCGTCGACTTCCCAATTACCTTTCGTATGCATGCTCAATCCTCCATTCCCACAGGGCGCGCGACTGCACGGCGCTCTCCTGCGGCGATTGCTGCGTCGATGCGGGGGCCGTGGGCGTTTTTGCCTAGCCAGATCAGCGCGTTGGTAACGGCGAAGTGCTGGCGGGCGGCGATGGCCTTTGCCCAGCCTTCGACCTTGGCTTGGCACTGGCGGGCTTCCTCGCGGACGCACTGATCGGCGCCATGCTCGATCGCCACAGCCAGACCAGCGCGATACCGCTCGATCAGCAGCGCAGCAGCACGCGCCTCGCGGTCATCGGCGGCTTCGCATAGGGCGGGGGTGATGCGGGCGTGGAAGGTCATGGCTGCATCACCCGCGCAGCGATGGCCTTATTCAGAAGGCTGATCGCACGATCGCCGCCCCACATCGAAAAGAACGGATCATGCGCGAACGCGATGGCGTCTGACCATGCTGATGTCCGGCTCTTCGCGATCACATCATAGATATGGCCGGCGTCATTGGCGGTAGTTCCCTTGCGGAAGCCCGCATGAACGCCTTCGCTAAGCAACT